AGGAGGCCTAGACCGCCCGTAGCCGCGCCGGAATCCCCTAGGGAGGGGAGGATACCTAGCGCGTCCGTTCCCGTCCCTACGTCGCTTATAGAGACGCCTACGGCTACTGCGAAAACGTCCGTCCCCGCCCCGGTATCGGACATGGTGACCGGGGTAACACTGAGCACGGCCAGGCTGTCAGTACCAGTACCTGAGTCAGTGAGGCCAGGCATAACACCGAGCGTATCGGTACCAGCACCAGTATCCGTCAGGGCCGTCGGCTGGACAACAGCCAGCACATCTGTGCCAGCCCCAGAATCAGCTAGTGACACTACAGAGGTGACCGCAAATGTCTCTGTGCCAGAGCCAGAGTCGGTGAGCGGCGTCGGCTGAACAATCGCGAGGGCTTCTGTGCCTGACCCGGAGTCAGTAAGTGCTACTGGTGTGACTGACAGCACAGCCAGGGAGTCGGTGCCTGTACCCGAGTCTGTTAGCCCTGGCATGACGCCCAGGGCATCTGTCCCAGAACCAGAGTCCGTAAGCGCTGTCGGCTGGGTTATAGCCAGGACTTCTGTCCCGGTACCGGAGTCAGCTAGCGGTACTGTTGAGGTTACTGCCAGTGTCTCGGTACCGGATCCAGAGTCGGAAAGCTGTATCGCCGAGGAAGCAGCCGTTACCTGAACCGGAAGGAACTGCTGGTGATGGAACTTTTCAGTCCATGTCCTACCAGGCATTACCTGCTGTGGCAACTGGATTGTTACAGGACCACTAGATAGCTTGAACGCTACAAGTAGCAGGCCCCATGTAGCGGCGCCAGAGATGGCCCATGACAGGGACTCAGTCCCACCCGTACTATTGCCATAGGCAGTAGCTAGCTGGGCAGCACTATTTGAACCTGAGTTCTTTAGTGGTGTGTATCCAGTCTCTGTATATGTAGTGGAGTAACCGGCATCACCAACAGAGGCAAGCAGGAACTCATTTGCTGCCGTAGAGCTGTATGCTGTACCGCCAGTTATGGTAGCCGGGGAGGCAGTACCAGTATTGTGTCCGGGAGACCCATCAAGCATTGACGTTGTATTACCAGCAAGCAGTCCTGACACTTCAAGCAGTACCGGGACCGACCCAAAGTTTGTCCCATTAGTGCAAGTTATTAGTGGTCCAGTTCCGACATCACCTGATGGGGTATCCATTGCCCAGATCGAGATACCGCCCTGAGCCGACTGGTAGGCAAGCAGCCCTACCTGCGTAAAGCTATTGAGCGCTGCATCCTTAACTGACGTTGGGGCGGTAGAGCTGCTTGAGTCCAGGGACACTATGGCAATAAGCTTGGACCCGGATGTAAGCGTGCCATATGTAGCCGTACAGTTTCCCGATCCCTGTACTGTACCCAGGACAGACTGGAGGACCGTGTAGGCCATCCACGGCCTCCCTCCCAGCTAGTGTATGGCGTCAGGTAAGGGGGCCGATGATAACCCGCTGACTCGCGGCATACACGTACGGGCCGGTGACCTGCGGGTACGTTCCGGGTGCCTGGCCAGTCATGTAGATCTGGTACAATGCATTAGCATCTGCGTACGCCGTAAAGAGTGCGTTGGCCGAGGGGACATCCATGTTGATTGGTGCTGCCTCCAGGTCGGTGGCAGAGTAGGCGATTAGCCACTGGTAGAACTGCTCGCACTGCGTAATAGCATCGCGGAGGGCCGCGAGCTTAGACTGTGCATTGTTGACTACATATGCTGACGTGATCCCAGCAGGGAACCCGATTGCCATGACACTCTCCTGTCAGTTACATCCGAAGACCATGAAGTTGGTGCACGTAATGGTCGGTGCGCCAGTAGTCAGCGACCATGATGAGAACAGCTCGACGTAGTAAGCTGACGTTGAGTTGAATGTCACCGGAGTCTGTGGGGCACCAAGCATGAACGACTGTGGTGATGCCGTAGCCGCGTTGTTGCCTGTACCCCACAGCAGGCTGCCGACACAGTTGAGCGTGGCGGAAGTGCTTACGCCGATGGTGGCGCACGTCACCATAAGCTCAAGTGCCCATGCACCGTTTGTTACCGATGCTGTCGGTGTAAAGGCACCAGTCTTCCCGAGTACCTGACCGGACTGGGTGCCTGCCGCGGCATCCAGGGAGGCAGAGATTGTCTGCGTCATGGCAGTTGATGAGGTAGTGAACCAGCCACCAGCCTTGATAAGCAGCGACCGGCCGATCCCAACGTTGGGGCCAAAGAAGTTACCCTGCAGCTGGTAGGCAGGCATTGTCGTTGTGTTCGGTGCAGTCATCACCGTGTTAGCTGCTGCAGTGACCGCCGTAGCGGCAGCCGGCATCGAGTACAGCAGCTCTGTCTGCGTACCTGTGAGGAAGCTCATCTCACGCCCATGTAATCGTAACGGTTGCGTTCCAGGTCTGGGCCGAAGTCTTTGTGCCTGGGGTAGCGTTGCCGTGCTCGAAGAACACTGCGGTCGGGGTAACGGTGAGGGCAGCGGCTGTGCCGGCATCCACGCCAAACTCCTGGATGGCAACGTTGTTCGCGTCACCAGTCGGGAAGGTTGCCGAGAAGATGATGCCTGCAGCGCCAGTACCGCCGACCGTCGGGGCGCCAGAAACTAGCTCCCAGTTGTGTACGGTAAGGGCACCGATAGCATTGAGTGCTGTGTCCGCATGAGTAACGGCAGTGGCGCTAGTCCCGAGTCCGATACGGCCAACGGTTGCCGAGAACTTTGTGACAGCGCTACCGGCGATGCCGTTCATCATCATAACCCAGCCGGTGTCTAGCACAAACTGGTTGCCCTCATGGATGTACGTCTCGAACGGAGGGACATGGTACTCATTGAACCAGAACTGGTCAGGCTCGTCCGCAGGATTGAAGATACGGTCCCATGATGCCCTCTTCCTGGTCCAGTCGATCTGATCTACATCCCACTTCTCAACCTGGAAGGTTGTGTGGTGTATGCCAGTCTCGCTAAATCCAGTCCCGGCCATAATGCCTAGGCTGTCGCGAGCTGTCCCGAAGTCTGTCATGACTCTCCTTGTTAAACGGTGAACTTCTTGAATGTGCTGAACGGCGAGTTACCGGCCGACTGTGCCTGTACCCAGTAGGTGCCAGGGCCGGGAACCGGAATTGTCGCACTGTTGGTGTACACCACGACCGAGCCGCCGGGGATAATGGCACCTGGCTTGCCACCAGAGTCGGCGGCAACCATCACTCTGTAGTGAGGCGACTTGGTGTCGGTCAGATTGAACGTTACGCTGATCGGATGTACCGACACCGTAACAACGGGCACTGCGTACTGTCCAGACGGTGGCTTGACTACCGATGCCGGACGGGGCCACTGTCCAAAGTCAGGGTCGGTGACGGCGTTCTCACGGACATCGGTGTCCGAGCCGCCGATCGGTGCCGGGGCGTTGTTCTGGTACAGGACCGCACGGTGGTCGAGCAGGCCACCGGACCAGGCAATTGTCTGCCATGCCTTGGTGGCGAGCTTGGCATCCATGACACGCTTAACGGTCCAGTACCCGCCGTACACGCCAACCTCATACGGGTACTTGAGGTTGTTGATTGCCTTGAAGTACTGACCGACCGGGCCGAGCTTGGCCATGGCGTTCGCCGGGGTGTCCGCAAGGGAGGGAGCATAGTCGGGCATGTCGTAGTCTACCGCAAAGTAGACTGCCATGCTCGGCGGGGCATCCAGCTCGGCTAGCTGAGCCTTTGCCAGCTGTCCGTCGCTTGTTCCCTGAGAGGTGCCGTGCGCCGCCGCGTCCGGGGCATACTCGAATGACAGGAAGATACTAATTCCTGCCGCGAGGAGCGCCTTTGACTCTGGTGCTGACAGGTTCTTCCCGATAGAGCTGTACCCGGCTACCGAGTCCCAGCCGATGTACCTACCGACAGCAGTCACCCCTGCCGAACGTAGCGTCTGGACTGACGGCCTCGCTACACTGTAGTCGATAATCATGACTACCTCTCCTTTGGTATTTCAGTTGCGTCTGGGCCTAGTTCCGATACTATTGCCTTTGCGACTTTCATCCGCTCGGCAAGCTCAAGAGTGAGCCGGCTTATCTTTGCCCTTGCGGTATCCATAGCAGCTACCGTTTCCGGTCGTGCTGGTGCCCCATCCCTCTCGTGAAGTGCTACCATTTCAGCCATGGTGCCGAGGGCTAGCTGCGTCCCTTCCAGGTCCGACTGTAGCGACTCGGTAAGGGTGTGGTTCACAAGATCATGAATAACCGTGAGCCTGCGATTGGTGTCATTTGCCTGGCCCCGGAGCCGCCTTACCTGCCACAGCCCGAGGACGGCCGTGATGAGAAGGATGATAGCAGTGATGATGCCAGTTGTAGCGGAGATCTCACCAGCACTAGTCGATTGCGCAGCGGCATCTATAATGTTCACGGGCACTCCAGGTCATTGTACACGGAAGCTAGAGCTGCGTGTAGCTGCTGATCATACGCGCGAGCTGGATTTGTTGCTGGGTTTCCAGGAGGCGGCCTGAGTATTGCGATCTTATGGAATGACCCACAAATCCTCGCAACTTCCTGCTGGCTTGAGGCCCTCTGCTGGGACTGCTGCTGAGCGAACTGCTGCTTGAACTGGCTTACCGAGTTGCGAGTTGACCATAGGTTGCCGATCCCTACAACCACCATGAGGGCAAGCAGTATTGAGATTATTACCTTTCCAATCACGGGCCGTTCCTCCCGTTCGCTATCTGTTCCGAGATTATCTTGACTGATGTCTGAAGTTCACGGACAGTCATTTCCGTCCTTTGCACTGAATCCCTAAGCGAGGCCCCGGAATTGAGATGTACCTGGCTTGATATTTCCGAGGTTATCTTCTCAAGCCTGGCATTGCTGTCCTCGACTCTACTCAGCCTTTGCATAACCCCTGGACGTTCAGGCCTACCAGGGGCAGCTGCCTCCCCGTTGTAGTCATCGATGAAGTGCATCAGCGCCGACACTCCCTTCCACACCTTCCTTATGATCCATCCGATGACGATGAACATAAACGTCGCGAGGGCTACTGCGGCTGAAATCCATTGTGGGTCCACATCAGCCTATCTACTGGCCGGCCCATAGCGGGCTAAGTGCATTGTCGAAGTTGAACAAGATGGCACCAGTACCACCTGTCCCGCCTTGCTGGACTGTACCGAAGTAGGCACCAGCGATCGTGTTGAGGTAAGCAAGAGCATTTAGGGCCCACTGTGAGTCACTAATTCCACCAGGATTCTGTGGGTTAGCGGCACTGCTATACCCGAGTGCCTGCATAGCTGCTAGGCCCTGGCCCTGATTGTTAATCTCGGTGTTCAGGTTCTTGATCTTGACGCATAGGTCCCTCAAAGAATGCGAGAAGTTTGTAAGATTCTGATCCATCGTGGCCGTACTTGCCTGGCTTCCTACACTCACGGGCCTATCCTTTCAAGCATGCTTCCGGAACACGTTATTGTTGGAGCGCCTGTTGTAGATGCCCAGGCCGCCATTATGTAGGCATTCGTTGACACGGTAGTGTTTACCGTTATGGCATCATTATGCCCGTACGTAGGGACGGCAGTGCCAGAGTTCTGCTTGATATCCATATCGAGCGTATACTGAGCCGAGCCGCTAGATCCAGGAGTTGTTGCCTGGAATATCCCCCTTACCATCCAGCCAAAGCCAGCTGTTATTGAGCAGAAAGAAGAGGCGTAGGCTGCTGATGCCTGTTGCGAGTTGAAGCCGAACAGTGAGAATGTTATCCCCTGGGCTGTGCTGCCCTGTGACCCATTGCCCCATGCGCTAAGCCGGTAGATAGTATTCGTCTTCGCGTCATTTGCAGGTATTGTGTATGAGTTAGTGAGCCTTGTCGCAGTTGCCTGTGTTACGGTTACTGGAGAGCCGTCAGTGAGTGCGCATATCGCGTATCCCTCAAACGCGAAGGATGGGATTAGCTGCGTCTCAGCGAAAACCTCAAGACCAAATCCAACCTGGACGTTGCCTGAGAATACTGCATTGCCGCCCTGGAAATTCTGCTGCATATGGGCTATCTGGCCACGAATATCGGCTATGTCGGCAAGAATCTGACTTGGGGTGTATGACTTTGCATTTACCATGATAGAGCCTCAGTAACTGGAACGCATATAAAGTAACCAATCTGGAATGTAACCGGGAACGTCCCGGTTGGCGTAGCTGTCAGGTACATAGTTGTCTGGAATGCTGTTGTAGTTACGCCAAGCGAGCCGAAGGACCATCCAGGACCAGCTAGCGTAATGTTTGTTCCAAAGAATCCACTTCCTCCGTCAGCACCCATATTGATAACAGCACCAGGCGTGCCATTTATCGCCCAGTATATCATGTAGTTCGGATTACCAACACCAGGACCAGGAAGTACCGGGAATGTTGCCCCGGTAGCGTAGCCTCCATTAGCACTAGTTGTACACTGTAGGTAGTAGTTGTAAGGGGAGGCTATAGTACTTGTAACCAGGACAGAGCAGTTAGTTCCGGACCATGATCCGATAAGACCTGTATTCCAGAAATCACCAGATGTATCTATGTTTGTGGCGTACGGGACATACGGCACACCAGTCACATCAATCTCCCACTTGAATGCGTTCAATGACTCGTCAAGAGAGGACACTATCTGGTCTATATTACTTGACGGCATGAATGATGGGACATTGAATATATTGATCCTCTGCCCGTCATCAAGATTTGCCTGCTGGGCGAATAGTGAGGAAACCTCCGGCCTTGTCTGGTCAAGAGCAATTGACTTGTACCTGAAGTCATTAACTGTTCCAACGTCAAGCTTCCATGCAGCGCATTGTGCGAGCTGTGAGTCCGCATAAAAGTTTCCCGACAGCGAGTATGGGTAGTTACCTACACCGGCCGGTGGGGTAGCTACCGAGAGAGGGCCATTCTGTAGCTGTACATTAACCGAGCTGCCATTTATCCTTGAGAGAGTTATATTGTTTCTTAGCTGCTGCTGATCAAATACCGGCTGGATATTCTGCGCTACCTGGGCCGACGTATAGTTGAGTGCTAGAGATGGGTCATTGTCAATCATTGCAACACGACTTACAAATTCAATACCACAGAACCATCTCGGCTCTACAAGAACACCACAGTCAACATCCTGTATCTGCTGCATTATACTCATAAAGGTATCGTCGGGCTGTGGACCCATCCTCACACCAATGCCTATTGAGACATTTCCAATAGCAAACTGCTGACCGGAGAACGTAGGCGTAGCGGTATTGTATACAGCAAGGTTCATAGATGTTGTGTTAGCGGGCACCAGACATTGCGTTATTGATATGGTGCCCGTAGAGAATGGTGATGGGAATGATACTGCTGACAAAAGCGTAGCGGTACCGTTTGTTGCACCATTGTTCTTGAAGTATGTAATTATTACATTGTAGTTGCCTGCCTGTCCGAGGGTGTTCAGGTCGATGTATGCACTAACGTACTGTCCGGCCGGGACGGGTATCTGAGGACTTGTCGCTATTGCACCTGACGCCGTACCGCTGTTGGCAATAAGAATGAAGTTACTCTCATACTCGCCATAGTCTTCACAGCTTGACAGGGTCGAGTTGCTACTAGTCCACCCACCAAGAGCAATTGTTGAGTACGTATTCTGGTACGGAAGGATACTATTCCAGTTCCAGTAACCATCCCCCTGATACGCACATCTTATGCCCTCTTCAGAGCATATCCTCTTGAACCTGTCTATTGCAAGTTCGCCGGCAAATCCTCCAAATGCCGGTGAAACTATCGCGACATATTCAAGTGCACCCTGAAGGACAATATGCCCTACAGCCGTATCCTGGATGTTCCCGTTCGGGTTGATGACAACTGAACTTATAGCACCAATAGATCCGGTGTACGGTATGATAATACCAATTGGAACAGCTGAATTAGGCGCAACGGTAAAGATAGTACAGTTAACACTAGAGCCATTAACAGCAAGCTCCATACTGACAAGCCATGGCCCTGTGCCGTTAACTGGAGGCATAGCGCCAGTGCCGGTATCAAATATCAGCGAGCTTCCTGAATTGTACCCCCGAAGTCCGAACAGCCCACCACCAGACGACACGTAGTAGCACTCAATACGAGCAAGTGTCCCGCTTGCAACTATCCCCCTCGCGAGTACAGCTCCGTTTGGCATACCAGTAGCAGGAACGTTAGTTACAAATCTTAGGATAACATTGTTTGGCGTACTTACGCCAGCAAAGTTGATCGTTACCTGTCCTGATGCACCCTGTGCGCCGGGGCCATACTTGGGTGCATACTTATTCTGGTTGGAGCCAGATCCCCCACCGCCACCGGGAAATCCGCCAATACCTGCAAGGTTAGCTGTGTATGTCTTCAGGGCCGTCTGGAATGTCTCGCCCTTGCCGCCCTTACCACCACCGCTTACAGCCGTAGCCCCGGCACCACCACTATTGCCAGATGTACTACCGCCTGTCAGTCCGCCAGTAAAGGTACCGCCTGAGCCACCGCCTCCACCACCCCCACCGATTACATTGCCGATACCGCCATTGCCGCCATTATGGTGAACAGCAGACTGACTTCCTGTACCGCCATTAGTGGCGCTAACGCCGCTAGTCCCAGCCCCATGAGCGAGTGTGGTGACAGAGTCAGCCTGAAAGAAAGAGTTACCACCAGCTGCGCCCGAGTAGGCTGTTGTACCACTCGCCCTACCGCCCCCACCGCCAGCACCAACGGTCAGGTTGTAGTAGTTGCCAGGAGTTACCGCAACACTAGAGTCAGCAGCAGACTCTCCACCACCTCCAGCAATTACGTGAACGCCATTGCTGCCTCCTGCGCCACCTCCGGTTGCACTTACCGATGTAAGTGTTGTCGTCCCTCCTGGACATAGCCACTGGTAGTTCCCCGGAGTGTTCCATGTTACGGGGCCTCCCCAGCTTTGACTACCAGTATTGCCAGTCCATACACTACCATTCAGCTGCGGTATTGGATCGCTACCGGGAACACCACTATCAGATGAAAGGCCAGGAGTACCTGTCCATGTCATCGTTGAACCTCCAGATTCAATATTCTGGAAGTTAGTTGCCCCAGTTAGCTCCTCGCAAGGCCAGTATGCTATCGGAGTTGTTACATCAGTCTTCCTTGTATAGAACCTCTTCAGCGGAGATCCAATATTATTGCCCTGGATGTACCTGGTAAGAATCCCACTCGCGATTACATTGACGTATATGTAATTGCCAGTTGGGTCCCAGGAAGGTGGCCAGTTACTAACCTCACCTATAAACCTGTAGCCCGAGTATACAACTCCAGTAATAGACTGTGAATTGACACTGACGAATATCCTGGTGTTGCCTGTGATATACGGGTAGAATGGACTACCTGAATTGTTCGGCGTAAATGCTCCGCCAGTATTGTTGAGCGTTAGCGTCATTGTTACTGGGTTTATTGACTCCGTCTCACTTGGGCTTCCCCGCCCAGTAATTTGTATGTCGTTAGTCTGGTATACAAGTCCTGTTATGTCTGCCAGGGAACCATTGAGGAGAAGCTGTACCGTTACGCCAAGTGGATTAAGCGGGAATACTGGGTAGGTAGGAGCCACATACCAAGGGCCTACAAACCCAGAATCGAGTAGGGCAAGGTCATCAAAGTATAGCGATGGCTGGTTTATATTTGACGTGTTCCAGCCAAAAGTAATCTGGTTTACACTTCCGGAAACTCCAAAGGCACTCGCCGTATCGGTAAGCGTGTATGAAATTGTAGTGGTGTCAAATGCGGCAGCCTGGTAAACATTCACGGCAAGGGAAGCCGAGCCAGAACTACCACAGACAAGCTGCCATTCAACTCTTGCCCAGCTATTAAGGGTCAGGGCTGATGCAGCCGTCTGCGTTACGGTCCCTCCAGGATTTACAATTGAAAGCTTTCCTGCAGTGTCATACCGTATGCCGCCGCCCGCCGTACCGGAGCTAGCAAACTTGACAATAAGATCTGATGTTGTGGCAACTGCTGTTGGATTTATGTAGAACCGGCCGTAAATAGTAGATACGGTACCGAGAGAGGTTGACCATCCAAAGTTACAAATACCACCGGAACCGCTTGTACTAACCTGCCCACTTAGCTCTCCATGAGCCTGCCTTGCTCCGGAGAACCTGTTATTTGTACCGCCAGCCACCGGGTTAATGATGTCAAATAGATCGTCAGTTCCGCTCCCGGAATTAACGCTTGATATAGCCAGGCCGTTAAAGCCATTCTCGAAGCCATTCTGAAGGTAGACCATTACTTGTTCCTACTTCCGAATGCCCTCTGTACGCTTCCGCCACCCTTATACCTAACAAAGTTTCTTATGAACTCGGCCATAAACTTCTCAAACTCGCTACTCCCGCCAACAACTTCAAATGTACCTCCGCCACTACCAGGACCAGAGTCGCGAGTTAGGTGCTCATACCCTCCGGTACCATTCATCATAATGTTAAGGCCAGGCTTGAGCCACCCGCCATTATCATACCAGTTCATAGCAGCCTCGTGCGCCGCCGCCCCGATCGGGCCTCCATAAGTGGATGCCATATAGTTCCACATCCAGGCTATCTGTGTACGAGGGTCGGACTGTCCACCTGCCCATGCAGGCCAGGCAGCTACTGGCATCTTGGAGAACGGGAGGGCCTGCGGAATACCATACGCCCCGGATGACGGGTTGGTGGCGAACTGGTTCCATCCAGACTCACGCATGGCCACATAGTTCCATGCATTCCATACCGGACCTGATGCGTACTGCGGGTACATTGACTGTGCTAGGCGCGCGTTCTGATTCGGGGCCGCCGCTGGCGGGCCGCCGACAGTAGGACCAGTAACCTGCTTTGTCGCAACCAGAGTGTTTGCGTATGACACAGCATCCTGGAGGAACTGACCGGCTGCGGAATTCCCAAATGACGGCCATGCACTATTAATGAATGAGCTCTCATTATTTCCGGCCCAGTCAGTAAGACCGCTCATACCACCGATAACTCCGCCACTCGCGAAGCCGGGCACCCCCATCTGCTTGAACAGCCATGCATACTTCTTTGTCTTGTCCTTATCAATAACGGCCTCACCACGCTCAAGCATAGCGGGCCATTCATCCCCTCCACCAAAGCCAGGTACCTTACCGCCTCCTGAGTAGAAGCTCAGGGCACCAAGCTTCTTCAGAACTGAGCCAAGACTCTCGCGAGCCTGGACGGTACCGGAGCCGCTGGCATGAACACCTACATTGACCGTCTTGCCATGTAGCCTATCGACCGAACCTTGAAGATTGTTGACAAAGTTCTTTGCATCAGTAGCTGAAAGCCCTGTCTTCTCAAGATCCGCTATCAGCTGATCACGAGCCGACTTAAAGGCATTGCTATTTATGCCCTGATGGATAATTGCATCCGTCATATTGCTTATGGCTGTCTGTGCTCCGGATGCCTTAAACAATGACGCCTGGAACGCTGCAACAAGATCGTTGTTAAGTACTCCAGCCAGGCCACCGACCTTAATCGTTGACTTATCGACAATAGCATTCATCCCTGTCAGGGACGTACCGTTCTGTCCCACCCACTTGTTTAGATTCTGAAGACTTACGGTACCGGGACCGAGAGCATTATTGATGAATGCAATAATGGTGTCCCTGGCGGTGAGGTTGCTGCCAGCATACGTCAGCATCTCTGCAGACTGGGTGGCAATTACGGTCGTTAGGTCCTTCTGACTTATTCCCTGCTGCGTAAGCGAGTCGGAAAGCTTCTGTGCTGCAGGTATAACTGTCGTGTATAGGTCACTGGCAAGCGTTAGGCTCTGTGAGTTGAATCCAGTCAGTGATGCACCGGATACCTGAGCATCCTTACCCATTTGCAGAATACCCTGCTGGAATGAGATGAATGCCTGCTGACCGCCAAGCAGCACATTTATGAGGTTGTCTTCGGCCGTAGTTACGTTCTGGAGGGCAGGAAGAGTCTCCTGCATAAATTCATTACGCTGGGCATTGGCAGCAGCAGCCTGTCGCCCAGTACCGATCGCGAGGGCGTTCTGGGCATCCGCCGCTGCCTTGGCCTGAATGATAAGGCCAGGTAGTGTCTGCGCAGTAGCGTTCAGGATGTCATTGGATGTTATGCCGGCAGCAGCTAGGAGCGAAGTGTTACCGCCCGCCGCCTTCAGTACCTGGCTGTAATTGCTCATGTCCTTCTGAAGGACAGGAAGGAGAGCATGGTTGTCATTGAGGACGGTGCCAAGCCTCTGTGCATTTGCCACGTAGGTGAATGTACCGATAAGCTCCTTAGCTTGCGCTACGGTTAGCTGGCCGTGACTTGCTGCCGCCTCCTTTACGGCAGCCGCCTGGTCATTAAGTGTCTTGACGTACGTACCGCCACCAACATCAAGAGCATTTTGCGCTGAATTTACTGCTGCTACAGCATCCCTGTACTGAATTAGGAGGTTGATACCAAGCTGATTTACAGGAACCTGTCCAAGGAACTTCTGTGTAGCAGTGACCATTTCATTAGTGGCATCCTTGCTCCTTACAAGCCAGTAAACAAGAGCACCGATACCGGCTGCGGCAAGGGCCGCCCACCCAACAATACTAAGTGCACTTATTGAGGTGAATGCCCCTTCAAGTGCCCAGCTCGAAGCTGCGGCATAGTCGGCTGCGGCACCAAGAGTGAACAGCACACGGATAAGCTGAACAACACCCTGTCCGATCATCTGAAGGCCGGTAAAGAACTGTGCTGCATCAAATAGGAGGAAGTTAGCATTTACAAGGCCAAGCGGGATGAGGAGCCTAGCGAATGCGTTTGTTGTGTACAGAACTGCGCTTGCCGCGAGTCCGAGCCATAGTGCGGCGCCATGGAAAACAAGGAAGCCGTTAAGTATGTCCTGGAATATATGACTTGCACTTAGCGCCTCAAGTGCACCAGTAACGCCAACTACAGCATGAAGAAGGATCTGTGCATATCCAGGAACAACCTTCAGCAAGTTGCCTACGGTGCCAAAGATGTTAGCGACTACCTCGCCAATCATGGCAACGTCCTTTGGACCATCCTTGAGGAATGTCCCAAGTCCGCCACTAACAAGGGCACTCGTTGCCCTAGCCCCGAGGATTTCCAGCTGCCGTCCGGTTGCATCAATGATCGGCGGGAGCTTGCCGGTATTAGCGCCAACAACAGCAAGAGCATCACCAAATAGCTGGATGGTATACGGCTTTGCTGCATCCTCAAGCTTGTGCATGCCATCGGTTAGCGGGTAGACGCTCTGCCCAAAAGCAGTAGTGTCATTGAATGCGGTGCGCATTGCCCTTGATATGTCATTTACCGTTGGTGCGGCACCAAGACCGAACGCAGCTAGCGCAACCGTAGCGGGAACAATGACAGCAACGAATTCAGCAACGGTGTCAGCAAGAACGTGCCATGCAGCTACCTGGCCAATTAGCGGAAGCCTGCCAAGAGCACCACCAAACAGGGTTACCTTTGCTGTAGCCGCAGCACCCCAGAAACCGAACTGAGCAAGCCACCCAGTTCCTGCCTCGAAGAGTGGGATCTGATCCCTTATGACCGCATTGTTTGCGATAGCACCAGCTACAGCATCAGCAAATGCTGTCCTGGCGAGTCCGCCATACCTCGCAGCCGCAGTACCGATAGCGCCCCAGAACCCATAAGTCATCGAGGCAACTCCGGCAAAGCCTCCCATAACCTGCCAGAGCCGGACGATATCATCGTGCGTCATTCCAAAGGCAGAGTGAAGCTTATAGGAGTCAGCAACTAGGGCATCCATAGCGGCCGTAGTACCACTGCTAATGCCGACATTGAACTTCTGGTCTAGGCCGCTGCCAATCCCTCCCGTTGGCGTCCCGTAGCTTACAGGAATAACCTCGCTCTGGACTACATGGGGAAGCTTCAGTGGTGCTACATCAAAGCTTACCGGAATCTCTGCACTCAGGCTGGAGATCTTCTCCATCTGGGTCGCGAGCTGTTCCGGATTAACGTTGATGTCAAGAAGGTCGGAAATACCCTGCTGCTGTATAAGCCTCTTTAGCAACATTAGCTGGGTGGTAATCCGGCCGGGGGATATATTGACATCAGCAAGGTCGGCAATTCCCAGGGCCTGTAGCTTTGCCTTGAGCATTGACAACGCAGACATCATCTTGTTGGTGTCAATAGAGATCCCGCCGATGTTCTGGAAGTCCTTGCCTAGATCCTTAGCTACCTTCCTGAGTGCCTCCATCTTCAGTAGTGCTGATGCGAAGGATGGCCCGGTGAGATCCTTTGCGGTAATCGTGATATTTACTTCATTCGCCATAGAAATCACCTACCTCTTCTTCCTGAGGATGAGCCATCGCAACGATATTAAGCATCCGGATGATACCTGCCTCTTCCTGCAAGATCTGACTTGGCAGGCAGTGAAACCTCTCACACAATCCGATTATGTTCTCGGCCTCTGCAAGTTCTACAGGCTTTCCGATGCACTCCCCAGTCCTAGTGATTGCTCCACCGAAGTCGAGCCATCGCTGGATTCGGTCTTCGAGGGATTTGGGACAGCCACCATCGCCGTCTGCCATGCCATCATGAGCTGGGTGATAATAGTACGTTCCTGGGAGTCGATACCGTCCTGATCAGTTGGGACTGGCTGCCCTGCCAGATCCTCCAGGTCCCATGACACCAGGTGATTCCTGAACAGCTCCAGGATTCGGTCATTGTCCTTGAGAAGGTCCGGGCTAATCTTGATGTTGCCCTCATCGTCAGGTTCCGGACTTGAAACTGCAGCCATGAGCATCTCATTGTACTCGCCTAGCGAGCAGCAGCTCATCTTCACGTGAAGGCCATCAAGGGCAGTTCCCTCAAAGGTAAGGTTGTAGATCGTTGGCTGCGGGCGGAATCCCATAACTTCTCCTTATGCCCAGGTGGGAACGGTACCGTCCGCGAGCGAGCCTGGCACCTGCCAGGTCAGCTCTGCGGTATTGGCACGTGTGATCTGGTAGTCGGTAATGAGGCAGTTGACGGTGATGATCGGCGTAGTAGTGACAGGGGTAGGGGCGATGGACACCGAGCGGGTAACCGAGGTGCCAGTAACAGTCGAGAAAACCGAGTGGCTGAGGTTGGCGCCGTTGTCGAAGATGCCGTTGAGGGTAACGGTGAAGTCCGTGAGTAGCAGAAGCCGCTCATTCGCGAACTTGTTCATGCCGGTCGTGTCCTCAAGACCACGTGGCGTAGTGAAGGTGTAGTTGGTGATGTCTGTGCCGATGTTCTGTAGCGTTGCACTTGCATCCGCCACCTGTAGTGTGCCCGAGAGTCCGGTGAGCTTAGGCATCTCAGCCCCTTCCAACTATTGTTGCTATCTTGTCCTGATGGTTCCTGCTGTCATCCACCCAGTCATCTACCCTGCTGTGGATTCTTACTTCCCTGCGCGGGTTGCCACGCCAGTCACCGCCTACCACGAGAAGCCGTGGAGGCTTGCCGATCGGCACCCTGTGCTCGTCACTCTTAAAGCACCTGTTTCCAGGCCCATAGATGAACTGGATTAGCTCCATACTTATCCGGTTAGTTGCGTAGGCCCTCGACTTGTCATGAGTCAGGTAGTGGTACTGCTTCTGGCCCAGTTTCGATGTAAGGTCTACCGTAGTCACGAAGCCCTTGAGGTAACCATCACACTCATACTCTTCGCACGTGGCCCTGCGCCAGTGCGTAACGAGCGGGGCACGCATCGAATAGCTCTTGTAGTACTGTGGGCCAGCGACCGGCTGAATCCTGCCATTACTGAGAAGTGCGCCACGCATCAGAACGACACCCCAGCAGTCAGGTTCTGTACGAATGTAACCGCGAAGATTGCCTGTGTGAACGTCCCGGCCGAGACTATCTTGAGGAACTCGTTCACGGTGGCTGTGTTAGCTGTCTGTACACGGTACCCGCCGATAGCTGTCTGACTACCGAAGTCAAGGAGGGTTGTGTATGAACCTCCTGATGTCGTAGCGTGAGTTACAGTGATATCGATGTTTGTCCCCACTAGCTCTACAATCTGCAGGTACGCCTGACACCCGAACGCAGTACCTGCACCCTGGTCATAGAACGCACCAGTCGTCGGGCCATTGTCAGTCCTGAGCCCTGCTGTTACCTGACGTCCCCACTCAACACCGAATGCATTAGCCGCCCAGTCAGCCTTTATGGTGAGGTTCCCGGTATTGTCGCGGTTGGGAGCATAACTGCTTTCCTTAGCAATCATACACGCCGAAGGATTCCCTAGCGCATTGCCCTGAAGGTACGAAACGACAACGTCAGCCGACGGCATATTCGCGAGGGCGTTTTGTACTGTTCCGAGCGCGAACCAGTTCCAGGTAGGAGCTGATGAGTATGTGATCGAGATCGTTCCGCTGATTGGTACAGAGTACGTACCGGCAGTAGTACCGACCGACACACTGTTAACGAGCACGTTGGTGATAGTACCGCCAGTGATAGTCACCTTGATCGGGAAGCCGGTCGTATTGGTGACAGGAACGGTAGTAAGCGGTACGCCAGGAGTCGTGATGGTTGGCGTTACCTCAAAGAATGAGGTAGCGCTAATCTGTCCATCACGCTGACCATACAGACGAGAGTGCCCCTTCTGTGTAAGAGTGGTAACGTCAAGCAGTGCGATAGCCCCGCTGATCGTATCGACCGATGCGATGTCGCCGCTCAGGTCGTACCCGCCGACGTAGAAGTTGTCTCCTAGTCCACTTGTCTTATTAGCCACCATCTTAAAGCATTCCCTTCAGCATCGGGGCGAGCTTTGCTAGAGCGTCCCCTTGCCCGAACTCCTGTACATATATCATAACCGCACCGTTATAAGTATCAGCATCAATGACTATGCGAGCTGTTTTGTTTAGCCGTTCCTGGGTAAGAACGCCAGCCTCAACTAGCATCTTCCCGAAGTGCTGGATAGTTATTGCCGTCATCAGGTAACCTCTCCTAGCATTGCTGACTTAATGTGCCCTACCTGGACCCCAGTATGCAGGTAGATCCTCGCAGACACCCCAGCACACCGCAGGCAGAATGAGATGTCCTCACCGTGATCCCTACCGCCAATAACACTTTCACGGAACCAGGCAGGCTGCCCACTTGCCCTTTTCTGAATGTTCTCAAATACTGACCGATGCACCATCATGAACCCAGCTCCGACAGCATCAACCCTCATTACTGATGATTCCGGTACCGGGTCAATGTAGTTCATTGTCATGCTACCTTCACTATCAATGGTAGCCTTGTATGCAGCCGGGATCTTCTTTCCGTCCCAGAACACATGGTACAATGCGCTGACGACCGGAAGGTCTACTGGGTCAGCAACCTCAAGGAGTCGGCTGACGGAATCCGTAGAGAACACTATATCAGTATCCACACAACATAGCCACTCATGATCCTTGCCCAGGAACTGCTGAACCAGTAGGTTCCGGCCAAGCGCGAGTAGAGGGCCTGCAGAGCTTGAGATGACGCCGCCGATAGCCGGGTCAGCATCCGGGCCAGCCACGGCGTTTAGGACAGAGTTCATGAACTCTGCCCGGATTGTACCAGCACTCACAAAACCAATAAGAACCTCGCCGCTCATGTCGTACTCCCCTGGATAAACATGTCATCGATAATGATTGGGATAGTGATTGTCATCACCCGGAACATCTGCCTGTCAATCTCAACGTAACCGGCCTGGGCGCTGAGTGGAACCGAGGCAAACATCCCGAGCAGGTCAACGGACCTAACGCCAGCATCACCGCCGAAGTTAAAGTCTGCCGACATTGCGCCCATAAGGTCAATGGCGGCCGAGAGGACGCTAGGGTCAATATAGTCAAAAGGCTGCTGCCTGAAGTTTGTGTATATCCGGGCATATAGCACAACGATACCGCTCGTGGAGTTTAGGCCTGACCCCTTGATCGGCACAACGCTGTTCACCCACACAGAACACTCAAGGCCGTTACCCGGAGCGTTCTTTGGCTCGTGCTGGTTGACATGCTGAAATCTACCAGTAGCAAGACCATAGCTGACTACTTTGTCAAAGACGGTTGTTACGGCAACATCATTGAAGTTTGGCATGTCATGCCCCATTCATAATTCGGAGGAATGGGGGAAGCTCACGGTAGGCAATAGGCCGGGATATGGCCTCAAGACTTGCCGATATCTTCCGGAATGCATGATAGCCAGTAAACCGGCGGGGCGGCGGATTCCTCTTGTGTGGCCACACAATAAGGTTCATCTCCGATACGCCCTCGATCCAGTCCCCATACGTGACGGGATCGTCAGATATGACAACCGCATCGGGTACCTGAACGTCATGTATAGCAGCCTGTAGGAAGCCAGCATTTGCCGGCACTGGATTGAACCTTGGAGTGCCGCCGTGATGGCCAAGGTACATATACTGCGTCTCAAGGTACGCCCTGATCATGGACACGCCCATATCACCAAGAGTTCGCTCAACATGTTCCTTGAAGCGACCTACCTCACTCTCAGCTAGGCCGGTAACGATCGGGCCGCTAAGGTCAACGGTTATCTCAAGACCTGCCATCGGTACCGCCTACATTATGACGATGCTTGTGACATACAACATGTCCCTTGTAGAAGAGGCCGAATCGCCAGCAGCCCTTTTCATGACAGTTAACCATACGAACAAGTGCACCGGCAATAGCAAGCTCGCCAAGGTCACTTCCGAACCCTGACCAGAATCCATAGTAAGGGCCTGTACCATTAACACCGAGGTGGATATAGAGCCAGTTCATATTACTCGCGTCCTTGCCTTGCGGGTAATCTTGTTGTTCTCCACCCTCTGCCTCAGGTCAGAGATACCGGCTCCGGCCGGTGGGTCACTAACACCATACCCGCCACGGTTCTGTGTTACTGCCTTCTGCGGGGCCGCCTGACCACCATATGCATTAGGCTCCTGGGTAAGCCACACAACGGCCTCTGCAATAGCTAGCTGCCTTGCGAGGGATGGCACATCATTGACCACTATTGGGGCGTTGTTGGAGTGTATGGCGGCCGCAGTACCGAGCTGGCCACGGAGGACGTTTATCTGCCTTCGGGCATAGAGGGTGCCGCTTCCGTGAGATGTCAGGATTGATGCATCCCAGGCCCTCTTGACGACCATTGTATTCCCGACAATACTTTGTATTAGTATCCATTCTGAGTCTACCTGGAGAACCTCTCCCTGGGTGAACTTCGTGCCATCAGCCACCATGACAATATTGTCTGCAGCGCTAGCGGATGAAAGCCCAGAGTAAGAAATTGTTGTGTCTATAAATCGTGTTCCTGTTATTATCATCCTCTCCGAGTCAACAATTATGACGTCGCCAACCCCGGTAGACACGCCATCGCTGACGGTTAGGGTAAGGTCAGTAGCAAGAGCGGAGCTAGCGAGGGTACCGGCCGCCCGCGTCTGCATCCAGTAGCCAAACGTACCCGTTATGGCAATGTCAAGCTGTGGAGTGTTATTATAGCCAAAGGCAAAGTTCATATCCCGGCGAAGCTCAATCCTGGTAAACGGAGGCCCCTCATTGATCGGATGGCAGATAACAGCCGATACCGGGATTACAACAGGATTAGGAAGCAGGCTGCCGGTAGTTACCTGGGTTGGTATTGCAGCCAGCTCGTACTGGTCTAGCCATACCTTCCAGGGGTATGAGTACTGGTAGTTTGGCCAGTCCCATCGCCGCGTAGCGTCGAGCGGGTAGAACTTCCTGCCGGTCAGGGACTCAACAGCATCGGTAGCGGAACAGATGGCACGGTCAACCTGATTGTCGGTGTACGCAGCCTGCTTGACATCGAGTGCCCGGCGTACCTGCTCCCGAGTCGTATAGCATGGCTGATTAACTATAGCCATTCCGTGCCATCCCTTACCCTTGCTGTCTTGGCGCCTCTGTCGAGGGGGATTGCTTATTCAGTTAGGGGCCGCTAGGTGGGCGGGGGTCCCCACCTAGCGGCGTCTATGGGACCAGGAAGCCACCACTAGCTGGCACTTCCTCGCTTGCTCCCTTTAGTCACCCGGAGAGTAGCTGCCGCCCCTGCTGGAGCTGAGTCCGCCGAAGAGTCCTGCTGGCTCTGCTGGCCGGATGTAGTCTCTTGGCCACTGCCATCCGTCGAATGGGCAGAAGAGGATTCCGGGTTCTGAGGCTGGTCCTTGGAGTAGGGGCTGTCCGTCGTGCGGGCAGGCGACCGGGGGTCGGTCATGGAAGAAGTGCCACTCTTGTCTGGCCTGCTTCCGGATGTCGAGGAGCTGGTACCAGGAGATACGTAATCCTCCCTGTCTTCCTGAATGTCTGCTTCCGCTGACCTTGCCGTTGCTAGTCCGAGCTGTTCCTCCTCAGTCTCTGCATTGAAAGCAATCTCTTCTGTCGACGGATTGTAGTAAGAGACCTTCTCACCGGCAGCACCATTGCTGTATCCGGCATCACTTGCTCTTGGCATCAGACTTCCTTCCGCCAGTCTTGACCTGCGGCTCCGGGGAGACCGTCCCCACCGCCTCATCCTCCTGAGTGCCACTCTCAGGGTCCAGAGCCGCAGGGGCTTCAGTGACCGCGTCCTCGGGCGGACGCGGCTTCCTACATTGCGGACATGCATCCAGGCCCATGATGTTTTTGGTGCCGCACTCAATGCAGTCCCAGAAACTTGCCATCATGAAACCTTCCAGGGTCCCCACTCATTAAGCTTGCTGGTTGCCGGGGATGCCTTCCCGACCTTGATAAGCGTTGCAATCTCGGTTGTGACATCGGCGCTACTCGGCCCGGCTGTTCCTGAGATCCTTGCCATGATTCCTCCTATACTGCGGTTACGCTTGCACCGACAACTAGCGGGACATAGGAGCACGTCCAGCTCATCGCGCCGGTATTGGTGGCTGATGTAGTTATGGTGATAACGCCCGGCGATACAACC